TTGCCTTGCCTATCTCTAGACCAAGGCGCACTCCTTCCATCTGTTGCTTGGCTGACAACGCAGCCTTGTCCTTCTGAATGTCCACGCCGAGACGCGCTGCCTCAAGCTGCTGACGCCCAGAGATCTCTGCTTTGCGAAGCTCCAACTCGTCGGCCTTGGCGGCAGCGTCCATGATGTCTTTTTGCTGCTTGCGTTGGATATCGGCCTGCTGAATCTGTGCTTCGATCTGCATCTGCTGCGCTTTGGTCTGCGCCTGAAGCTGCTTGATCTGCAAGTCCATCATCTGCATCTGCACGAGTGGGTCTTGTGCTTGCTGCTGGGCCTGCTGCATCTGAACTTCTGCGGTGTCCTTCTGAAGGACTCGTGCGGCAGCGGCTGCTGCCAGTTGTGACAACTGCGCCTCGAACTCCGGCGGCAGGTCGTATTCTTCTCGGTCGTCTTGCGGAAGCGGGGGCAGTGCAGCACCCAATTGCTTCTCGATTTCACGGCGGTACTGGAACGCCATATGCTCCATGATGTGAGCCTGAAGTGCAGCCGTGATCTGCTGCGCCATCGGATTCTGCCCAATCTGCTGAGCGATCTTCGGGTCTTGTCCCAACGCCGTATGAGCAGCGATATGCGCTTCGTGGTCTTGATACATAAACGCCTTCACGGGCTTACCCGTCATGACATCCATGTTCTCAGTGATCGGATCTCGTGGCTTAGCATCAGCAGGTAGCGGCACAATGCGATCCGCATTCTTCACGCCCAAAGTCTCAATCATCTGACGATGCAGGTAGGGCAGGTCGTAGAGTTGCGGAGCCGTTTGAGAAAGCTGAAGTACAGCCTGATACTGCACCACTTTCTGCGACATCGTTGACGCGTTCGGATCACTGACCGGGATGACATCAACATCATCGTAGTCGGCCTTCTTGGCCTTGCGATCACCAACTTCCGGCTCGTACGAATACTCATCCGGGGTGTTGTCACGAATGATGCCAGCCAGCAGTTTGAACTCCTGCTTCATCGCGTAGTACACGCGAGCCTGCACCGCCGTCATGACCTTCAATACTCTTTCAAGTACGGCCAGCGTCGTACCGACCGGAGCCTGCGAGGACATATCGGAAATCTTAAGATCCGACACCGCAGCAAAACGGCGTCCTTCCTCGACAATCCGATCCATCAACTGAGCCAAAGTCTGGCTCGGCTCCTTGTAGGGGAGGGGGAGGATGTTGTCGCGGATCGCACCACTTGGGATATCTACGTCTCGGAATTCTCCCGGCGCAATCGGTGTGTCATCACCCTTGATACGAAGCCCGCGTGACTTGAGACCACCCGGTAGATTGCTGAGAGTTCCCGCATCGACAAGTTGGCGAAGGAGCGAAGTGGCGGCCTTGCTGTGCCCACCGATAAGGTGAATAAGGCCGAAATAATAGAAGCCAAAGCCGGGGATATATCCGTAGTGGACGAAGTGCTGTCGCTTCTCTTTAAGTTCATCGTCTTCTTTCCAATTACGACGAATCGCTAGAATCGTCCCCGTCCCCTTCTCAATCGTCACCACGTAAGGCAGCGCTATACCGGTCTCGTTGTTGTCCTTATCAACATCCGGATAACCCGGCAGATCAATGTTGACGTGCATCTCAAGAAGCTGGAACCGGTCGTCCATCGAAGCACTAAAGCCTTGATCTTCAGCCTTCTGCTTCTCCACCTCGTCCATAACCCGCATCGGCTCACCAAGATCGACATCTCGGTAAAACCCAGCGTACTGCAACTTCCTCAACTCATTCTTGGTCTTACGCATCCGGTGCGTAACACGCTCAGCCGTCTCAAGGTTCGGCGCACCGTACGGCACCACGATATCTTCAGCCGGGATATACACCGCCGTCTGACGACCCAGTGACGGATCAAAGTACACCTTCTTGAAGGCGTTACCTGCGAGAGCCAGACTCAACAACAACCGCTCATGCTCCGGGCGGTACTCTTTCATCACCTCGGTTAACTGATAATTCATGTCATCCGCAACGCGAACGGCAGAATCTTTCTTCTCCGGGGTTTCCTTGCCTATGATCTTTGCTTTGACCGGACCCATCGCCGGGAAGGTCTCGATGATCGTCTCGGACTGGAACTTAACCGCACTCTCCATCAAGAGCGGGTGAAACACACCACACGCACCGGGCCACGGCTCTGTTCGATCCTCGTAGCGAATGCCGAGAATTTTGAGTCCTTTAACGTACGTATCCAACCAGTCTTTGCGACTTGAAAGATCTTGCTCGTAGTTACCGATCAACTCACCAGCCAGACTCTGCAACTCATTCTCGCCCATGAAGTCAGCGAGGTTGGCATCAAAGTCTTCGGCACGTGGCTCGGACTTGACCATCTCAACCACTACGCCATCCATGCCGATAGCAACGCTCTCCGGATCTTCAATCATGATCTCGATTGCGGGTTCTTCTGCCGCAAGAGCTTCAAGACCCATCGGAGCCTGCATTAAACTTTTATCGACGGCCATCTAAATTCTCCTAGTAATACCCTTCGTGCCTGTGGCTCTTGAACCATTTAGTCGGTTCTGGCTCATCATTTGGCAAACGAATAAACCCTCCCTGCCGGAATCGCAGGAGAGCTAGTGTTGTCGAGTCCACTAAGTCGTCATGAGTTCCAGCCGGAAAGTCGTTACACTCTTCGACTACTTCCCATGCCCAGCGACGGTCAGGCACCCATACAATGCCTGAAGAAAACAAGTCCGTCACGGCATTTACACGTGATATCTTATCCTGCCCCTTACCCGGCGTGAATTCTGATATCGGTACGCCCATCCGACGCATCTCCTGATACAGCGCCGCACCGTTGGATTTTTTCTCAACAATAAAGGTGTCCGGGTTCCACTCTTTGTACTCCTCCAACACCATCGCCTTTAGCTCTGGGAACTCCAGTCGTTGCTTGATCGAGTTCAGTAGGATGATGTTGTAGTTCTTGGTCTCCTCGTTGAAGAAGACCCCCCACGTAGTCAGGGCGTTGTAGTCCGAGCGGTTTGTTTTCTCTTGGGCGGCGTCAAGCGACATAATAATGTGCTCACAAGGTGGGGGGTTCTCTGGCTCCCAGACCTGCCACCACTCTCTTTTAATAAGAGCGCCTTCCTCCGAAGTCGGCTGCTGCATGTACTGGGCCTGCCAATACCGCACATCCATGCTGGCCTTTTTCGCCAGCAACTCGTCAATGCCCCAGAACTCAGGCCAGAGCGGTTTCTCATTTAATATGGCCGGGAACTCTACGACCTCCCACTGGTCTGCCCCGTCTTCGCGGGTCATGTGATCCACGATCTTGCCGGTCAGGTCCATCTTGCTCCATCGGGTCATCACCACGATGATCGCACCACCCGGCATTAGTCGTTGGACCGGTCCTGACTGGAACCACTCCCACGCTGGCTCGAATACGTCTGCACGACCCTGTTTAGCTTCTTGTTCAGAGTGAGGGTCATCAATAATAAAGAGGTCGGCACCGCGACCAGCAAGAGCACCGCCCACACCAATAGCGAAATACTCGCCATTAAAATTTGTGCCCCAACGAGAAGCACTTTTACTGTCGGCCTGAAGCTCGACTTGAGGAAAAATGTCACGGTAGCTCTCCGATCCCACCAAATTACGCACCCGACGACCAAAGTTCACCGCGAGATCCGCAGTGTGGGACGCCATGATGACCTTCTTCTGGGGAAACTTGCCTAGAAACCACGCAGGAGCGAGATAACTGATCATCTCCGACTTGCCATGTCGCGGGGCGATGTTGACGATGACCCGTTTCTTCTTACCCGACGCGATTTCCTCGAAGATCTTGCCCAGACGACGGTGGTGCGGCCCCACTTTGTAGCCCGGATACACATGATTAATGAAGTCGAGGAACGATTCCTTACCCTTGGCCTGCGTAATCTGCTGCTGATAGTTCTTTAATAGCTCAGCCACGCGCCGTTTCTCTTTGTCCGGCATCGTCGGCAGGGCTGCTTTCAGCTTTTGCAGCTTGTCAGGTGTAAGTTGCAGGCTCATGCGACAGGAGGTGGGGGATTTGGGTTAAGTTTCTCGTCTGTTTGAGTCCAAAGTGCTGCAACGGGGTACAAACACTCCTCGCAATACACTCTGCCATCTGTCGAAAGGTAAAAAGTCGGTTGCTCGCAGTTCCCACAAGCCACGATTGCGACTTCTTCCTCGGCTTCAACAGCCTTTTTTGGCTTCTTCCCCTTAAATCCAACCACATCACCCACGTGATGCACCGTTTTCTTCAGTGATCACCGTGTATTCAATGCCTTCCAGCACCGAGAGAAGCTCCTTTTCCACTTCCTCAATCGGCTTGATGATGTGCGTAACCTCGCTACGCCTCTTAAATGCGTCAATCCCGTCCACTTCGCCCAAGGCTTTGAGGGCATTGATGCGCGTTTTCAGGTCATCTGCCTGCTCCGCTGCCTCAAACAGCTTATTCACCACGTAGAGCTTCAGGTCAGATAGCTCCTCCACGATCATGTGGTTGTACCGGGCAGCTAACCCCGCATACAAAGCGATGGTTTCGTTCGGATACTTGGCGAAATCAGGTCGGACCTTGGGGTTCTCGATCATTTCGCGGGCTAATTCTTGTGCGGACGCGCTGTCAGATTCGGTCGGGATGATGGGCTGGCACGATATGTCCGATATGAACTTGATGGTTCTAGCCCGCATGTCCAGTTCTTCAGCCGGGGACAGGTCCGGTAGCGCCTCAGCCGCGTTTGCCGGGAGAGCAAGGTTCTCTTCGATGTCAGGGACTAGCGGCTGCATTGTTGCGAAATATATACGAATTTTGGGCATGGTACC